GCTGCAGCGGCGAATGAGCCGCCTGTGCGTACTGCCGGGTTGCCGGATACGCCCGCTGACGAGGCCCCGGATCTTCCCCCGGCCCCATCTGATGATTCCGCCGGCGAGGCGGCACCACCAACTGAGGGGGCCGGGGAGAACGGGTGGACCTTGGATAAGGCGCGGGTGCGGTTCGCGTTGGTGGAAGGTACAACGAGCGTCTTTGATCTGTACCGCAAGGCTATCGTCAAGAAGGCGGCTTTCCTCGCGATGGTGGGCAAGGCGCTGGGCAATGAGTGGTATGACCTGCCGGATAAGAAGAGCATTGATCATGACCATGCCCGCCAGTTCGAGGCAGATGCCAAGCTGGGCAAGCGCATTCGTCAGGGCGGGGAGAAGGGTGTCACGAGCGATCCGTACTGGCGCTATGTGTACCTGGATGGTTCGCAGGATATCTATGACCGTAAGTTGCGGCAGCGCCTGCCGGCTGCAGCGGTGAAACTGGCCCTGGGTGATGCGTTCTCGACGTGGCAGAACAGTGAGAAGCGGTGGACCATTCCTGCAGCCAATCTGGTGTTCGATCCCCGCATGACCGAAAGTCCGAAGGACACGATCAATACGTTCGAGGGCCTGCCCCTTACCCCCAACCCCGATCTGGAGAAGTGCCAGGGCATCGTCTGGCTGATCGGCTTCCTGTGCAACGGCCAGAAGGATGCAATCCAGTGGCTGACCCGCTGGCTGGCGTACCCGCTGCAGAATGTGGGGGCGAAGCTGGACACGGCCGTGCTGATGCACTCGACAATGGAAGGCTCGGGCAAATCGCTGTTGTTCGGTGACATCATGCGACCGATCTATGGCGAGTACGGCGCCACGGTGGGGCAGGTGCAGCTGGAGAGCGCCTGGTCGCAGTGGCAGTCCAACAAGCTGTATGGCCTGTTCGAGGAAGTTGTCAGCCGCGACCAGCGCTACAACCAGACTGGCAAGATCAAGCATATGGTCACCGGCAAGACGGTGCGGATTGAGTCGAAGTTCATGAACGGCTGGGAAGAGGCGAACTATATGAACGCCGTGTTCCTGTCCAACGAGATCCTGCCTTGGCCAATTGGCGAGAATGACCGGCGCATGCTGGTGCTCTGGCCGGAGAAGACCCTGCCGGTGAAGGCGCAGAAGCGCATCGGGTGGGAGATCGCCAACGGTGGCATCGAGGCGTTCTATCAGTACCTGCTGGACTATGACCTGGACGACTTCGACGAGAGGACGCGCCCTCCCCACACCCCAGCCCGGCAGCGGTTGGTCGAGTTGAGCAGGGCGAGCTGGGAGACGTTCTATTACCAGTGGAAGCAGGGTGAGCTTGGTGTGCCGTTCTCGCTGTGCCGCACGCAGGACGTGCACGGCTTGTACCTGGAATGGTGCGCTCGGGGCAAGGAGCATGGGCTGAGCGAGACGAAGCTGAGCCTGTTCCTATCCACGAAGCCCGACACTTATAAGTCGGACGGCCAGATATTCTGGACTGATGACTCCAAGAACCGCCGACGAAGTATCTTCTTCGTGCCCTCTGACACGCCAACGGACATGAACCTGTCATCGGCTGCAGAGGTCGGCAAGGCCGTGCGCGAGTGGCGGCTGGCCGCATGGCGGGCGGGCTGGTCTCCAGATAAGTGGGAGAACTGCCTGGGCTTTACTGCGCCGCTGGCGAGTGAGCGGGGTGGCGACAATGGCTGAGCATCTGTCCGGGGTGTCTAGGGTTTGTCCGGGGTTTGGTTTTGCAACCATAGACAGGCGCGGCCCTTATTCTGCGCGGGTTTCCGCGAACTGTCCGGGGTGTCTAGGGTTATATGCGCGGGCGCGTGCGTGTGTGTATCAAAGTGCTGCGCTGTTTATTTTTTTCATGCGTGAGCAAAACACCCTAGTAACCCTAGACACCCTATCCAGAAGGAAAGAAGTAATTGATTTTAAAGGGATTGATCTGTCTAGGGTCTGTCTAGGGTTGGGGGTTTTCTGTCTAGGGTCTGTTGTAGGGGGTGGGTTGTGATCGATTTCGTGGAGGAGCTGTTGCTGGCATGGGGCGCGTGGCGTGTTGATCCAGCCATCGAGGTGGGGATACCCAGCCCGCTGGGGCTGACAGACGAGGTGGCGGCCGGCATCGGCGGGCATCGGTGCCTGTCGCTGGTTGAGCAGTACGCAGCAGCTGATCGACGGGTGCTGGCGGTGGAGCAGGCCCTGCGGGATATCGCGCTGGAGCTGGGCCTGCTGGGCCGGCAGCTGGATAACTTGGCAGACGTGCGGTATGCCCGTCGCCCAGCGCTGCCATTGGCAGAGCAGCAGCACCGGCTGGGCATGACCCGGGACGTGTACCGCGCCCGGGTGGATCGGCTGCATGTGGAGGTGGCGGCGCGTTACCCTGATCTGGAGGGGGTGATCACCAGGCTGGAGGCCAACTTGCCGGCGAACAAGGCGCGGCAGGCGTGGATCGAGAAGGCCCGCAAGGCGGCTGAGCGCGCCGAGCGGGAGCGCCAGAAGCGGGCCTGTCAGTGTGTTCGGTGCGTTGCTGTCCGCCAGCAGCAGATAGCGTGATGACCATTCGTCGGGCGATTTGGAGCACTCGCGGAGTACTCGCGGAGCGCTCGGGGAGCATTCCGGCAACGGCGTTTAATGCCTGTTTACGCCATGCCGCCTCGGGTAGTACAAAGGCCCCATGATTTCATAGGTGCGCCTGGACGAGGCACCACTCAACCGAGCTGTGTCACTGACTGGATACCCCGCCAGTCACCGCCCCGAAAGGGGCACCCATTCACCAAAGCCCTGACCCCGGTCGGGGCTTTTGCATTTCAGGAGTCGCGATGCCCACTGAACAAGTCCAGCAAAGCATTGCTGACCTGCCGACATGGATGCTGATCCTCGTTGCCCTGGCCGGGCTGTCCGGTGAGATGTGGCGCGCTGACGCTGCAGGCATCGCGGTCAGTGAGCTGGTGCGCAGAGTGCTGCTGCGCTTCGGCGCGTCAGCCGTATTCGGCCTGAGCACCATGATGCTCGCCCTGAGCTGGGGTAGCAGCGTGCTGACCTCTGGCGCATTGGGCTGCGTGGTTGCCTGCCTGGGTGCGGACGTGGCCAGCGGGCTGTATACGCGCTGGCTGGCTCGGAAGGCAGGGGTGTGTGATCCGGAGAGCGGGAAGTGAAGCACGAGATCAAGGCTGACGGGCTGGACGAGGCGCTGGATTCGCTCAAACAGTTGAGCGGGCCGGGCGCCCAGCGTGCTCTGGCCTTGGCGCTGAACAAGATGGCCGAGGATGCCATTAAGCCGCTCCAGTCGGAAGTGGCCAGCGTGTTTGATCGGCCCACGCCATTCACGCTCAACGCCTTCAGGATTGACTACGCCAAACCCAGCGCGCTTGAAGCGGCTGTGGCTGTGAAGGATGAGAAGTCTGGAAGTTCAAGCGGTCAGGCGCCTGAAGCATGGTTCCAGCCGCAAGTGTATGGCGGCGGTCGGGCATTGAAGGCATCTGAGAAGTGGCTGCGGCGGGCCGGAATTCTCCCCGCGAATATGTATGTAGCACCAGGGAAGGGCGCTCGGCTTGATGCTTACGGCAACATGAGCCGGGGCCACATCCAGCAGGTGTTGTCAGGACTGAAGGCGTTTGACCTTTCCGGCTCGGATCACAACGCAACAGATAGCGCTCGGTCTGTAGCCAAAGGTCATGCCCGTGCATTCTTTGTTGTTCGAAAAGGGAAGCGTGCCATCGGCATCGCAGAGCGGCGAGGGAAGTCCATGCAGATGGTCCTGGTCTTCGTCCGTGAACCCAACTACTCCCCGCGCTTCGACTTCCACAAGGTAGTCCGGCAGGTGGCAGAGAACGATGCGCTGTTCGAGTCCCACATTGACGGCGCGTTGGCCGCAGCATTGGGCAAGGGCTGGTGAAGCCCCCCGGTATCGACCGAGGGCCAGCGGATCCCGGGCGCTGGCTGGGCCGGGGGCCCCTAGGGGATTCCGGCTGGCACGGGGTATTCGAGCCGCGTTTTCGTTCTAGCCGACAGCCCGGGAACTTAGTTAACAGGGTTAACCGGGTTAACTCCGGGCTGTGAATGGTTAACAAGGTGGACTATGTCATCGGTTACGCGTGCTGAATTCGCTGCTCTGATGGGCTGGTCACGGCCCTATGTCAGCAAGCTGGGCAAGCAGGGCAAACTGGTACTGGACGACAGTGGTCGGGTCATGGTGGCCGAGACTAAGGCGCTGCTGAAAAAGACAGCCGACCCCAGCAAGCAGGCAGTGGCCGACCGTCACCAGGCGAAGCGCGTGCAGAAGGGAGTGGCGGTCCACGTTGACGCAGACGCGCCAGATATGCCGGAGCCTCCGGCAAGCGAGAGGTACGACTACCAGACCTCCCGAGCGAAGCGAGAACATCACCTGGCTCAGCTGGCGGCCGCCGAAGCGCGCAAGGCAGCCGGTGAGCTTGTTGAGCGGGCGGCTGTAGAACAAGCCGCTTTTACTGCAGGCCGCATGTTGCGCGACCTGATCCTGGGCCTGCCCCGGCAAATCGCACCGGAGCTGGCCGCCATCAGTGACCCCTGGGATTTGGAGCGGGCGCTGACAACTCATTTACGGCGCGTGCTCGATGACGCGAGTCGTTTGAACTCGGCAGACCTGGAGCAAGCGCTGGCTGCCGAGAACTGACCATGGAACTGAAATATGCCGACGGTGCCGAGCAGTACCGCTCGGCATTCTGTCGCGGGCTGCAGCCTGATCCTGAGCTGTGGATCGACGAGTGGGCTGACGAGTACATGCGGATCCCGCGTGACAGTGGTGCTGCGGAGCCAGGCCCTTACCGTACCGATCGCACACCTTATGCCCGCGAGCCGATGCGGTGCCTGTCGCCGTCCCACCCGGCCAAGCGTGTGGTGACCAAGGTCGCATCCCAGATGATGAAGACGCAGATTGCGCTCAACTGGATAGGCGGCTGCATCCACATGGCCCCGGCCAATATCCTGACTCTGCTGCCCACCGGCGGCCTGGCCAAGC